GAAGGAAGGAAGATAAACCTCTTAAAGATAGATACTCACATATCCATGATGCTTTACAGTATTTGATGTTGGGTTCAGGTGAGGGAAGGCAGGTACTAGGCATGAATAAAAAGATAGAAACATTTAATGCTAGAGTAGATTATGATGTCTTTAGTCGCAGAGCAAAACCTCAAAGAAGGCAAGGATTATGGGCAAGAATGTAAAGGAGATGCTATGTGTTTAGGTGGTGGTAGACCTTCACCTCCTCCTCCAACAGTAGAGGAGAAGGAAGAAAAAATGGAACGAGAGGCTGTCCAAGAAGTAGAAACTCAAAAGAGAGCAGATGCTAGACAAGATGTTCTTGAAGAAAATATAACAGCAAAAAGAAAGGGTACTGGTAGAAGATCATTGCTACGAGGCTCAGGTGGTGGCATAGGTTTCTATAACGAATACGATATGTAATGCACGAAAAAACTGTAGAAAAATTACTTCAAAACTATGAGAAGTCTAAATCTCATAGGCTACACTTTGAAGATATTTATGATGAAATTTTTGAGTTTACTTTGCCACAACGTCAGGGTTTTAAAACTGTTACGATTGGTGAAAGACGAGATGATAGAATCTTAGATGAAACAGCAGTTGTTGGGGTGCAAGAATTTGCTTCAAGATTACAATCAGGATTGACACCTAACTTTGCTAGATGGGCAGACTTTGTTACTGGTCAGGAAGTACCTGAAGAAGAAAGAGATGATATAAATAATGCATTAGATGGTGTTACAGATTATGTATTTGAGATATTACAGACATCAAATTTTGCACAAGAGATACATGAATGCTTTATAGACTTGGCACTAGGAACTGCTGTTATATGTGTTATGGAAGGTGATGCTGTAAATCCTATTAGGTTTCAATCTATACCATTACCTCATGTAGTTTTAGATAGTGGACCTGATGGTAAGATAGATCATATATACAGAGAAAGATCTATTAAGAATGAAGATATGCCAGTAGCATATCCTAATGCAGTATTTACACCACAAATAGCAGAAAGAATTACTAGAGAACCTGAAGGTAAATCAAAAATATTAGAAGTATCTTGTAGACTATATGATGATCCTAATGAAGAAAAATATGGTTATTATATTATAGATGTTTCAGATAAAGTAATGATTATGTCTGAGATATATAAAGGTGTAGGATCAAATCCATTTATAGCTTTTAGATGGAGCAAAGCTAGTGGTGAGATATATGGCAGAGGTCCTGCATTAAATGCACTTAGTGCAATCAAGACTTGTAATCTTACTATAGAAATGATTTTAGAAAATGCACAGATGGCTATATCAGGCATCTATCAGATAGATGATGATGGTGTGATTAATGTTGACACAGTAAACTTAGTCCCTGGCACAGTTATTCCAAAAGCACCAAACTCTCAAGGTTTGCAACCTATTAGAGCCGCAGGTTCTTTTGATGTAGCTAATTTAGTTTTAAATGATATGAGGAATAATATAAAGAGAGCTTTGTATAATGATATGTTAGGTGATCCAAATAGAACACCTGCATCAGCTACAGAGGTTGCAGAACGTATGGCAGATCTATCAAGAAAGATAGGATCAGCTTTTGGTAGACTGCAATCTGAGATGGTGCAACCATTATTACAAAGAGTTGTCTACATATTACAGAAGCAGGGTCGGATAGAAATACCGACAGTCAATGGTAGAGAAGTTAAAATTCGTAGTGTTTCTCCCCTAGCACAAGCACAGAGCAATCAAGATATTGTTTCTCTTAATCGTTTTCTACAAACTGTCGCAGGTTCATTCGGTCCTGAAATATTAAATATACTTATTTCATCAGAAGAAACTGCACTGTATCTTGCTAAAAAGTTTGGTGTGCCTGATAATTTAATTAGAGATGCAGATGAAAGAAGGCAGTTAGTACAGATGGCACAGCAAGTACAACAGATGCAACAACAAGGAGATCTACCTAATGCCTCAGCACTTGGGGGTTGACGGATACCCTAGACCCAAAGAACAAGACGAACAAATTTCCAAAGTTATAGAATCAGTATTTAAAACTCCAAATGGTTTGGAGATGTTACAGTATTTAAAGTCAATAACTATTGAAGCAGTTAGTGGTGCTAACATTTCAGATGCAGAACTTAGACATTTGGAAGGGCAACGATACTTAGTGGCTTTAATAGTTAAAAGAATCAACCATGCACAAAGGATAAAGAAATGAGTGAAGAGCAAGTAACACCAACAGAATCAGCTACAGAAACCCCAACAGAAGTTAGTCCTCCAACTACTAATGAATCTGTAGCTGAACCAACTAGACCAACTTGGCTAAATGAAAAGTTTGAAACTGGAGAGGACTTACAAAAGTCATATGATGAACTTGCATCTAAACTTGGCAAAAGCAAAGAAGATGTTAAGAGTGAAGTCTTACAAGAACTTGAAACAGAAGCCTATGCTAATAGACCTGCTAGTGCAGGTGACTATCAGATACCTGAGATACTTGATGAAGGTGAAGCGGCAACTAATCCATTACTTAAATGGTGGGCAGATTATTCTTGGGATAATGGTCTATCACAAGAAGAGTTTAATGAAGGTATAGCTAAATGGGCAGAACATACTGGTAGTAATCAACCTGATCTAGAGCAAGTAAAAAAAGATTTAGGTGATAATGCAAATGCAAGAGTGGAAGCTACACAGTTATTTGTTAATAAGTTTTTTCCTGAAGATCTAAGAGATGCTGTTGCTGAACTTGGCACAAGTGCAGAAGGTATAAAAGCATTAGAACTTATACAAAGATCAATGCAACAAGCACAGCCAAATAATCAGGCTACTGCTCCTGCTAAACAAACTATAGAAGATCTGATGGCAAAGATGCGAGATCCTAGATACTATGATCCTGCAAGAAGAGATAAGGCATATGTACAAGAAGTAACTAATGGCTTCAAGACACTTTAATGGCGAGGGTATCTATGATGGATACCCTATCATCAAATCACATATAAAACATTTAAATTATCTTCAAAATAATATGAGAGATGCAGATGTTCGTGAGTGCATGATACATGGTGCAACACCTTTTCGTGCTTTGATGGCAGGTATCCGTGAACCTAATGGAGAATCTTTTACTGTTATGATTGATGGACAACCTGCATTTATCTTTGGTTGTAATCCTATAATTGATAATATGATAGGTAAAATATGGGCATTAGGCACATATGATATACATAAAATACAAAGAAAGTTTCTTAAATGGTGTGTGCCAGTAGTAGATTACTTTCAAAATAAGTATTATCAACTAGAAAATGTAGTACCTGCTGACCATGCAAAGACATTACAATGGTTAGATTATATAGGCTTTGAAGTAATAGAACAGCCTATAATGATTAATGGTTTTGCTGTTTTGCGATTTGTACGTTGCAAAGGCGAAAAAATTTTGGTAAATAAAGAATATAGCCCAGTTTGTAGCTGATAGCCCTAACGGATAACTAGATGAAGCTAACATTGGATAACTAGATAAAATGTAACTTTAACTTTTTAGTGGAGAACTGAAATGGCTAATACAATAGATACAGCCTTTATTACCCAGTTCGAGACCGAAGTGCATTTAGCTTATCAAAGAATGGGTAGTAAATTAAGAAATACTGTCCGTACTGTAGCAAATGTATCAGGAAATACAGCAAGGTTTCAGAAAATTGGTACTGGAACTGCGAGTACTAAATCTCGAAATGGACAAGTAACACCAATGGAACTAGCACATACAACTGTAGATGTAACAATGCAGGACTTCTTTGCCGCAGAGTTTATCGATAAGTTAGATGAGCTAAAGACCAATATAGATGAGCGACAAGCTGTGGCAACAAGTGCGGCGGCGGCTCTTGGAAGAAAAACTGACGAGTTGCTTTATACTGCAATGGATTCAGGTGCTAATAGTACACAGATACATGACACTAGTTCTGCTGTTGAAAAGGCAGATTTGTTAGCTGTATTTGAAACTTTTGGTACTGCAAACATTCCAGAAGATGGTGGCAGATATATTGCTATGCACCCAAAGGGATATGCTGACTTATTTAATATAACTGAGTTTGCATCATCAGACTTTGTTGGTGAGCAGAACTTACCTTTTGCAGGTGGCATGACAATGAAAGAGTTCTTAGGATTTAAGATCTTTTCTACTGCGGCTATCACAGCAGGTAAGAATATGGCATACCATACAACTGCTGTTGGTTTAGGTATCGGTGCTGATGTAAGTACAGAACTAAACTACATTGCAGAAAAAGTATCTCATTTAGCAACCTCAATGATGTCTATGGGTGCTGTTGTTATTGATAACAATGGTGTCTATGAACTTCTTGATAATAATTAAGGGAGGTTTAAATGGCTTATAGTGCAAGTGGCTTACACAGAATTGGTGGAGCAAGTGGTGTTAACTTATGGATTTATCAAACTACAGATACAATAGCTACTGTAAACTCAGCAGGTTATTTTACTGGTGAATCTATAAATATGTTAAATGTTCGTGACTTGGTGATTGTGCAAGATACGAATACACCAACAACTAACTTTGTAACTGTCTTATCAAACAATGGTACTACTGTAGACGTTTCAGATGGTACTGCTGTTGCAGAAACAGACGGAGATTAGGAGTAGGGGGAGCAATCCCCCTATCTTTATATGGCAAGTACAGTAGCAAATTCAGCAATAGATATAGCATCAAGAGCCTTAGTTCTTATTGGTGCAGAGCCTATTACTTCATTTGACTCTTCAAGTACTGAAGCCTTAGTAGCAACTAATATGTATGAAGATACAGTTAGAGCTATGCTGTCTACAGCAAGATGGCGATTTGCAACAGATCAAGCTGTGCTTGTAGAATTATCTGACACACCTACTGGTAGGTTTGATATTGCCCATCAGTTACCTAGTAATTTATTAGTATTACATGGTGTTACTGTAAATG